CTTACCACCCCTCTTTACATGAAACGAATTTCAGATATTAAAGAAAAGTTATGTAAGGTTGTATTGTGTCGTTTTGTAGAGACGCTCAGAAGCGATCCAATGCTTTCTGAGAACCTCTCTAGTAGTCAAGCTGTACTATACCCATTACCGATTCGCCATCAAGGTGGCTCGATTAATGTTATGGTGAATAGGACTTGGTTACTAGGCCATGTGAAGACGTTTGAGAGTCTTCATGCACTCGACTCAACAGTGAGCGAGGAGTGCCTTATTAAGGACTTGAACGGGTCTTTGATAACCGCGTCCAGTGTAGTACTTTTACTCTGGAGCTCCCTAGAACTATCATGGGATCTAAAGTTAGAGGATAACTTTGAAGACCTTATAGTTTCTACACTATTCTATGCTCCTATGTGCGGATGGGATCAACAATTTATCCCTTTCTTGAAGTATCAACTCTCTTGGCTTTTTGCCAGAGCGGAGAATCAGAAAGAAATGCCGATAAATTATGGAATAGGTCATAACAATGGAATCGTTCTACTCGGTTGGTTAGGGCGTTTCTTCAAATCAAGACTCTTTGGTGTTAAACTAAAGAATCGAGAATGGAGAAACACTGTCCTGCATGGTATAAAGAAGGGTCTACCAAAAATGGATCGTTTCTTTTTAGAGAAAAATAAACAAGCCATGATTATGAGACTTTGTCCAGCCGTACCGAAAGTAACACCTGACTGTCTGCTTGATGAGATCAAGAGAACAGCTCGTGAAATCTTCCCTCGTGGAATTCTTTATGAGCAATGGGAAAAAGTGGACAGATTTACCGAGATTTCAGATCATTGTTCATATGAAATGAATCGGAGTAAAAGGGGTAATATTGGGACATTATTCGGGGACAGTGATTACATTCAATACAAAGGGCTTAAGGGTCTGAATGTATGTTTGGAAGTGACAGTTCTTGGGGCAATGTTCTATAATCCTCAAAAGAATCTAGTTGGTGAAATTAGATTCCCAGGTTGGGACTTAGTAGAACAATACAGAAACCGTCGGTCTGAGGCCTTCAACTCAACCGAGCCAGGTAAAGCGTTGGTTAAGCCAATCTTCGAGCCTCTGAAGATCCGTATGATAACCGCTGGTGATCTTTATACCAATGGATTATATAGCAGCCTCCAGAAACGATTGTGGTCCGGGCTACAGAAATTCTCTCCCTTCTCATTAACGGGAAAGACTGTGGTTTCTGGCGATTTGGAGTCCCTCTACCTGAGGTCAGTCTCATATAATAAGACTTTTAGGTATTGGGTTAGTGGAGACTATTCGGCTGCGACGGATAATTTGAACCGAGACGCGTCTTTAGCCTGTATTGAGGCAATCTCCGGGGATCCTATAACTTTCTTGGTTCTTAAGAAAGGATTAATGGACACGCTTCTTGACTTCTCTAGTTGTGGACTGGACGAGGAAGAGAATGATGACACCGAACTCCGGGTAATGAAAAACGGCCAACTTATGGGTTGCGTATTTTCATTTCCCATTCTCTGTATTATAAATTTAGCCGTTTATCGAGCTGCATTAGAAGCTTAT